CTTAAATCAGTTTCATTCTTACTCTTAACCCATGTCCTCGGAGTCAATCTCTTCAATTCCTTCCATGCAATATCCTTTGCCATCCTGTAAGTAGGAGCACAATAGAAATAAACCTCATTCGGCCTGTTAATAGCTCCTCTCAATAGTTCAATACAAGATAAATAACTCTTTCCAAACCTCCTTCCCGCCACAAGCACCCTAAATCTCTTATCTGAATTAAAAACCTGCCCCTGGGCATATCTTAAACTTATCTCACTCTTCTTTTTTTCACTGACAGCCATGAAATTAACAAAAAATACAACTCATACCCCTCCTTTATAGCCTATTTACTCACTTTTAAGTTATCATTCAACTAAATACTACTACGATCAAGTCTGTGGCTTCCTCTACTTTTCCAGAAAACATATTAAATAATCCTCTCGCTAATCCTCCTAAAAAAAGAACTCGCTCCACAATATCAGATGTCTTAAAACGATCCCAAAGACTCTACGCAAGACAACTTGAAGGTAAAACTACTCGCCAATTAGTTATAGAACACGCTTCCATAGAAAATATTTCCGAAACTACCGCCTGGTTAGATTGGGATAGAGTTAAAGTTTGGAATAACGAAGATTGGGAAAAAGATAGAGAAGCTCTCCTTCCTCGCCTCCAAGCAATGAGAATAAGACTTTTCAATAAAGCTGTTAAAAAAGGGCAACTTCAAACCGCAGCTCAAATTCTCGATAGTCTAGGAAAAGTTATAGGCGAATCCATAGAAACAGTTAATATCCAAGCTCCAGAACTTTCTATAAAAGTTGAACCAAAAAATTAAACGAAATATATTTAAGTTCCTCGCTGTGCCCTGTAAAAAATTTTTTTTTGGACTTGTACCCCTTCCAAGTACATAAAAAGGTATAAAAGTACTTAAAGGTAAAAAGAAAGCCTTACAGAGGATTAGAGGACACTCTGAGAACATAAAAGTAAAAAGAAGTCCCACCAGGTAAAAAATTTGTATTTGGAATATTAAGAAATAATTTATTTGTACTTTTAGTTAGCTTTGTTTACTATTTTTTGCTATATTAGATATAGTTGAGTATTTCTAATTATTGTTTCTGTTTCTTTCGTTTTTACATCTGGACTAACAGCAATAAAAATTCTAGAGACACTTAACTTAATCTAAACAAAAATTATTCTTTCATACCAGAGAATGACATCAACAAATTTATTTCCCACTAGCGACAGACAGACGCTAGACACAGAGCAACTAAAAGTTAATTTTGCTTTTGGTTCATACAGTTCTTTTTTAGATATCAGTAACGAATCAAATGTATTGCATATTACTTTATGCAATAAACAGATTAAGAAAGATATTGTAAATAGCTTTCAAATGTTATCAGCTACTTACTCAGCAGATAAAGATTATTTAATAGAAGTTTTTAAGATTATTGTTGACAAGATCGAACAATCAAAAGATGACAACTTAAAAGATGAACTAGCAGCTTATCTAGTAAATAACCTTAATACAAGTGAGGTTAGCAAGTAATGAAATCTACTAAGCAATTACAGATTAAGGTTACACTTCCTCCAGAGCTTCATTCACAATATGTTGCTCTGGTACTTTCTGAAACTGGGGGCGAGCTAAATTTATCTAGCTTTACTAGAGGATTGATTAGAAAATTCGTTAACAAAAAGAATAAAAAATGAAATTTATTATTACTCCTTATTTATTACTATTTCTATTATTAATTTAAAAAAATGTCAGAATTAAAAACAAAAGTAACTTTTGATAATCCGAATGATCCGAACTCAGGTTACTTAATAGAAAATCCATTTGCTACTAAAGTAAAGATTCAAACTGATTTTGTAGAAAAGGGATTTGTAGAGATCCCACAATTAACACTTTTTCAGATTATGAACTTTTTATATGTAGGAGAAAATACTGATAGAGATGGGAGATGCGGTTTTAGATCAAGAGCAGTAAGCGAGCTCAATTATTGGTTCAATACAAAGAAAACTTTTAAGTTTTGGAGAAATGCACTAAGGCCAGCTTATGAAGAACACTTAAAAGATATACATGATGAACAAAAACGAGAGATGGGAGATATTTAATTAAAAATTGATTAAAATAAAACTCCAGGATAAAATTATTTATTCTGGAGAATTTTTCATATAAAATTTTTTTAAAATTTTTCATGTAAAAATTTCATACAAAAAAAATTTATTAAAAAAAAAATTAAAAAATTATTTTAAAAATAAAAAAATAAACTGAATGCAAAATTGAATGCAAAATTGAATGAATTTTTTAAAACTGAATGAAATATTATGAATGGAAAATAATAACATTACTTTCACATCATTATCATGTATAATTAAAGAGCATTAACAAACTTTCCGAAATGCAAGAATTAAAACAAGATGTAAAAAATTACATCATTCAACAACTTAATGATGATGTTGGTCTAGATCAACATATTTGTGATTTACATCATTATTTACTTAATGAAGATTATTTTATAATCGGATATTATAAGGCCGAACAGTGGCTTAAGAAAGATAGTATTTTTAATGCTATTGAGATAATTAAAAATTATGAAAATGATAATTTTGGTCAAGTATCAACTGACCTTTCTAGCTCTGAGAGTGTAGCCAATATGTTGGCTTATATTCTTGGTGAGCGGATTTTATACAATAATGATACTTATCAATTATTTACTAGATTTCATAATGAAAACTTTGATGAAGATAAAAGGGACTTATTAGTTAGCAGTTTAAAAGGAGAATAAAACAATGAATAAAAAAATAAAAGTATCAATAAATGATTATTGGGATTATTTTTGGCAACAGTTTAATTCTGAATACTTTGAATCTTGTCAAGGATATGGTGACTATGATCAAATTTATGAAAGAACAAAAATAATAGTAGATAAACAGATAGAGGTTTAAAATGAAAAAATATAAATTATATAAAATACAACCTTTTAATCATGATTATAAAATTGTTGATATTTCAAAAGAAGAATATGAAAGATTAAAAAAGGAGTATGAAAGAGGGTTAAAAAAATAACTCTCTTTACTTGCAATTTAAAATATATTAACTTATAGTAACTTACGTAAACATACCAGTTTAAATGAAACCAACTAAAGACCAAAAACCTATGAATGGGCTTATTTATCAATCAATAATGGGAGAATACCTTATTGATCCTAATGAATGTTTAGAGAATATAAACATTCAGAAAGCTATAAGCATGAATGATGAAGTAATGCTTAGAAAAATCATTGAATGTGAGTATTAATTATGAAACTATCTCAACTAAAAACCATAGATATTAATGCTAAAGAATGGTTTGATAAAATTAATGGAAATTCATACTTTTCAAGTGATGTAACACTTAATTATGGTATGAATAACCAAAAAACAATTAAATTACCTTTTCAATATGGATATGGTGATCAATATATATATTCAAGTTTAGAAAAAGTAAAAAATCTTTTTCCAAAATCAAAATGGTATAAAGATAAATACTTCCATATATATGACATACAAAAAGAATACAAAATCATAATAAGAAATTCTATTAAAACTAATTGTTTAAAAAGGGAACTAAACAAATGAATTACAAAGTAACTTATCCCGTTGATTCTCTTGACAGTAAGCCCACTGTTAAAACTTTTGATGACTTCTATGAATTAGAAGAATGGATTGCTGAAGAAGTGCAACATAGGATTGACTATACAGTTCAGCATAGTCCTTATACTATCTCTGAAGAAGAGTATAAAGAGATAGAAGAATATGAATACTCACTTATCCATATAGAGGATCTAAACAAATGAACCCAAAAGAACACTTATTTAAATTCTATTCTGATCCTGCTCATGGATGGTTAGAAATGCCTTTAGAAGTAATTAAAGAACTTGAAATGGAGATGTTTCAAATTTCAGAATTTTCTTACTACGATAAAAAAACAGATTTTGTTTATGTAGAACAAGACTGTGATTTAACTAACGTTAAAACTAAGTATGAAAGAAAGTTTAATCAAAAACTACTTGACCCTGAAAGAGTAGTTCATATTGAACTTGATGAAAATAACTTTATAAGAAAGTTAGATCCTTATGCTACTTATACAAGTGAGTGTATATCAACTAGATCTATAAATGATGTTTTAAATGGTGAGTGTATTTTTCCTACACCTGAAGAACAAGACATATTAGACGGTAAAAATCAAAAGTTAGCATTAGTAAAAACTTTTTTGAAGTTTTACAATTCTAATAATAGTTTATTAGATGAAAAACTTAAGTCAGATATTCTATGGTTCGGTACTGGACTAACTCCTTGTGAATTTGAAGCATGTAAAATAACTGCTGAAGATTATTTTAAAAAAGGATATAAAGGTGACGAGCTATGAAGAAAATTACAAGTGACGAGCATGCTTATTTGCATGCTCTAGTTTTAGCTATCACTGCACCTGATGAAGAAAAATCTATTGAGTGCCAAAAGATAGCAGCATCTATTGGATCTAGGTTAACTGAGAAACAAAGAGACTTATGCCAAAAGGGTATAGAAGTTTGTATGGAGCTATTATGAATAATAAAGAATTTATTGAAGTAAGACTGCCTATCTACTGGGCATCTTACATAGCTAATGGTGATGAATCAGGTTTAGAAGAAGGTGAAAAAGAATTAATAGATAGCACCTTAGAACATCTTGAATTGAATAGAAGTCACTGTGCTGATGTATTAGATGATTCTCACTTTGAATTACCTTTTTATCCTGATTTATTAGCAGGTGAATATTGTACTTACATTTTTTATCAATTATGAATAAATTAACTAACAAAGAAGCCTATGAAATTATTAGAGATAATACTAATTGGGCATGGGTATTTCCTCAAGACGTTAAGTTTAAATATGGGTGGATATTTCATAGGACTAGAGATTGCTTAGATGGTGAATACCATAAAGGTAAAGATGCTATTGATTGCTATGCAATAGATAGTCTTTATAGTTATGAACATACTGGTTATCAGATAGAAAACTGGGATTGTTGTAATTTTGAAGATAGTCCATTTAAAGCGAAAAATGAAGATAAAG